CCCATGTAACCTCCGTCCCATTCTTCCTTGTAAGTAGCCGTACGAAGTTGGTGAATAGGTTTTTGAATGAGGGTTTTGGTTGAGCGGTCATAGCGGTGAATCATATTTTGATGGTAGTATAATTCGTGAACGTGGCCCATCCAAGTCAAGTCGTAGCCTTCGGTCCCGGCAAGGAGCCTCTGATCGTGAATTACTCCGCGGCTGACCGCGCCTCCCCCACTATGCCCATGAAAATAATGCACTACGAAGTTGACTCCACGGATTGTATCGTGAAGCACTCGGATGTCAATGGTTCCACCATATCCGCCAACTTGAACCGCTGACCCTGTGGCGTAGTTGAGGGTGCTGGCAAAGCGTTGCAGGAGGTCCGTTTCCCCGTGCTTGATAATAGCGGTTTCATGATTGCCGTAGCCTATCAGCAGAATGTTTTTGGCGTAGGGGGCAAACCATTCCACCGAGGTGTCCACGATAGCGTCAAAATAGCGGTCGGTGTTGTGTTCGGGACGAATCAGGGACTTGTCAGCACGACGGTCATATTTCCCACCCATGCAGCAGTAAGTGTCGCCATTGAGTATAATGGCAGCATTCCGCTTGAAGGCTTCGTCCAAGTGATTTTTCAGCAAGCCTCTATCGCAATGGGGGTTGTCCCAATGCAGGTCGCTGACAAGTAAGAACTCCTGCCCTGATTGGCAGGTTACTTCGTGGATGTTTCGGGTGTGCTTGGTGGCTGGTAGGATCATGCGAGGTTTTTAAGTTTGGCATTCTCGGCTTGCAGTTCATGAACCAGTTGTTCCATGTCTTCCAATCGTTGACGCAAACTTACGACCTCGTTACGAAGTTGTGTTAATTCCTTGTTTTGGGACTCGCTGGTAGCCTGCCACATAGCGAGGACCGCTTGGGCCTGCCTGACTTGCAGAGAGTCCGATTCGACACGGCCCTTGGTGAACCAAGCGACCGCTCCACCGACGATTGCTGCAACGCTCCCGACGATGGTGGTTTCTATCAAGTTCACTTCTTGACCTTTACTTTATCGATTGTCATCCAACCAACCGAAAGCAACGTGATTAATGCACCAATAATCTCTTGCAAAGTTTCGGTGTCTAACAAGCCTTTGGCGACGAGGGTTCCACCGATGAAGGTTAACAGGTGGCGAAGTAAAGCGATGACGGCTGATTTCATTATTGGGAGTTTAGGGGTTTCAAGGTTGCGTTTGCGAAAGAGTTTCATAAAGATTTGTGTTCGTTGTAGTCCTCGGTGTACTGCTCGTCCCATCCGAGAAAGGAGTGAACTCCGCAGGGTTCGGGCCAAATGATGTAGGGTGCTGCGAGTTCGTTTGGCTCGTCTGCGTTGAATAGCACGTCAACCGAAAACTCCTTGCGGACCTTGATGCAATATCCTTCTGCATCCCTTGTTTCGCATAGGTGGCCGAGGACAACAACGCTATCCATAAGGTCCAACTTGGCGAGAACTTGGTCTGCAATGTTCGCAGACGGGAACGAGAGTTTACGGAAACAGGCCATCGTTACAGGGTTGACAATGCGATGAGTTCAGCGTTGGTTAGGCGAGAGGTGTAGATTGCAGCGGAGCGGATGCGGGCATTCCAAAAGAAAGTAGATGTTGCGGTTGCCTCGTTTTTTCCGATGTTTATAGCAGTCAATGAACTGGGGAATGTCCCAGCGGTTGTACCCGAAACAATAGCTCCTCCATCTAAACTTGCAAATAGCGTTCCGCTCACTCCGCTTTGCTGATAGGCGAAAGCCAACTTATGATAACCTTCCGTTATCGGATTTGCGACAATAACGTTCGTTCCTTGCACCTGAACATAAAAGATGTTGTTAAGAGTCCAAACAAAGACTCGATTCGTTGTGGTGTTGTCACTCAACGCTATTAACCGCCTTTCTGCTGTGTTAGTCTTGTATTCAAACTCCGCATAAAGCGTCCCCTCGGTCTGCCCGATGCATCCGCTGACTGCGCCTGATAGAGTGATAACGTCTGCGTTGCGAGTTACCGAGCCTGTGGTTGTGGGGATTGGCGATGTAGCAACAGGGCCAACCTCGCCTTGTGTAAAGTCCACCTCAATCACGTCGCCACTTACGGCCAAGCGAATACCGATTGTTCCACTTGCAACCGTTTGAGCAGCACAAGCAACTTGCGTGTAAAGGCTTGAAATTGTAACGGTGGTCCAGTTGGTTCCTCCATTGGTCGTTAATTGGATAGCCCCCGTACCCGACACCCTGCGAATGTATGCCGAGAAAACACGGCTCTGCGATGCGTGGGATAAGGATTGGAGAACTGTTCCACTTGCAGCCGTTGCGGTTATTGTCGTGGCTCCTGATGCAACTCCATCTGCACCAACGGCATTCTTTGCGATTGTTACGGTCGTTCCCGACCAAACGGCATTTGTTAAATCTCGGCTATGCAGGGCCAAGTTCTGCGCACTCGGCTCAACGAGCAACGCAGGGCATCCAGCCGTTCCACCGCTGGTATAGTAATCCAAGCGAGGCACACCCGAAGCCACCGACTCAATCAAGCCAGCCGAATTGAATCGGGTCGCAGTCGTTGCACGGGTAACGTTGAAGTCCCCCGATGAACCGAGAACAACCCCAGCCGAAGTCGTAGCGATTTGTGTGTAGAGTTTCCCCGTCTTAAAGCGAGCAGGGACAATAAGTAGTGATGGACTTGCAGGCATCTGCTATGCGTTTAAGAGATTGTACATTCGGACTTCAAGGCAGTTGATGAAGCGAACCTCCGCAGCGTCAGCCGAGTCGGTATTCGCCCGTTGCATAAACGGCTGCCAAGAGTTGGAATAAAAGACGAAGAAAGCGTAGGATTGGAAGGAGTTAAGGAATCGGGTTTGGAGGCATCCATTGACCGCAGCCTCCGCAGGCAAAGCCCCGTCAGCGTCTGCACGTTGGTTGAATGCAAGCCAAAACGGATTGCCACCGCCAAGCAGTTGGTTTGTGGGATAGCCGTAGCCGTAACCGATGAACATTGCTTACAGGAATGTGAAACCGATGACCGAACCGACGCTTGGAGTTACCGCAGTAATCTTACCGCCATTGCGACCGCTGATAACGATGCCAGCGGAAATAGAAGCCCCCGAAAAGTTGTAAGCGGTTAGAAGGTTTTCACTTCCAGTTCCAGTTAAAGTTGTAAAGGTCGCAGCGGTGTTGACTACAAGGAAGTCGTAGTTTTTCCCGGTAACGGATCCATTGATAAACTCCATCGTACCGCCCTGTCCGAGCATTTGTTGCAATATGGGTGTAGGCATTTTTTAGCGTTTAATTGTAAATGTAGATTAGACTGGAATTTCACAAACTGAATGGCCGAACGGAATCTCAAAAGTCATCGTCGCCTGCCACCCTGCGGTGCGGTCGTCCCGGCTCTCTACGAACCTCGTAAGGCTCACGCTGGATGAGAGGGTCCAGTCCTCGCTTGGGTCGTTTGTAAGGGCTGATATGAAGTCCTGTGCGATTTGTAACTGGTCGCTTAGTACCTCATCCTCGTTGTCCTGCCAGCCCAGCGTAGGGCTGCCCGAAACCACTCCGCCCATCGGTTTGATGGATTCAACACGGTCAGAAAAGTAAACCCCAACCACCAAGTCCAAAGTACCAGCGTCAGTATTTGCAGACTGAACATCTGCAAAAACGAGCGGATAGACGATACGCTCACGGCTTGGGGTTCGCAGGTTGATGGTGTTGTCCGTGCCGATTGCAAGCGGGTCGCCCGTCCCGAAGGAGTTGACTTGAGGATGAGCATTTGCAAGGTCCAAGAGAGCCTGCTTTATTTTTATCCATGACATAAGTCTGAAGTTTCAGTATGTTTTTTTTATGTGCGCCCATCGTTAGCAGTCATTACACGCCCCGAATTGTCCGTAGGGGTAGGGGTAGTCAAGGTTGCTGATTCCCATCCTTCGGTTGCGGTCCAAGACCATCCCGGTGCGGTAGTTGGTAGCGTTCGGGTAGATGGTATCCAAAGCAGACGGAGGCGAGTTCCACAAGGGATAGGAGTTGCGGTTCTCCATTAGGTATCGGGTAATCCGTTCGGAGTACCACTCGGCATCGTTCTTGACCTTATCGGTCAGCCGGGTGATTTCTTCCATGCTCATTTGTGAGGATTCTTCGCTCGTTCTACGGACCATCCCCTTGTTCATGTACTTAAACGCAAGGACCATGGGTAACTCGTAGTAAAGCCACTGAATCATTGCGGGTTGGATGTAGTCCTCCAAGAGCGTTTGGTTGAGTGCAGACGTTGAACCGCTGACGACCTGCGTAACCAGTTCCCCGTACAACGGAGAGCCAACGATGGGCTGAATCCGCATCTCTTGGACCTTGATGACCGTTGGACGGATTTGGGTGTAGGATACGTTCTCGTTGATGATGCTATTGTCGAGCAGAGTTTCTTCGCTTATGAATAGTGCCTTCATGCCTTTGTGATTTTATTGCCTTTGCGAATTACAAGTTGCTGCTCCCATACATGGCGACATTGGGGCCTGTTCACTCCGCTCGGTGTGTGATACCAACCGCCCCTGCGATTCCATACGGAGTAGCCCATTATCGCAGAAATCCCGTCGATGTCCTCCCTCGTGTAAACCTTGCCCTGCCCGGCTAAGTCAAGCATGACCTTGCAGAACTCACGGCTGGAGCCTTTGTCCTTGTTGCTGAACCCTGTGGCCCATGCGTACTTGTAGCGGACCTCCAGTACAGGCTCGGCAACTTCCTTGACATTCTTGGGAAGGTTCTGCTCGGCAATCTTGTCCACGGCCCTGCTGATTGGGTAGCGGTCCTTTGTGATTAGGTAAGCGACTCGCTTGGCGACCTTGGCTTTGCTGACCCCGAACTCCTTGGCCATTTCTTCAACGCTGGCTTCCCGGTTCTTCTTGCGGTAAGCCTCAATCTTCTTGTCCAACTCTTTCTCTTCTTCGCCCAGTTCGGCAAAGGCCAAGCGGATGTTTTCGTCTATGTTGGAGTCAAACCGCATCGGCTTGGAGTGCATAACATGGTAATCGTCTGCATGACATCCGAACTTACTTGCAACCACTTCCAAGACCTTGAACTCTTCTTCGCCCCATCCGTAGTCCTCATCGTCATCTTGGCCCCATTGAGGTTCGCTGAACTCTTGGGACTGCACTCCGAGCATCGTGTCAATCTCTTGAGCAGATAGGCCGAAGCCGGCTGACAACATGGTACGGGCCATCTCCAGCGTGATTTTCTCCTGCATATACTGACGCACGATACGCATCAGGTTTTGGTACTCACGGCCTGACAACTTCTTGATGTTGTCATTGCTCTGCAATGCTTCCACGGCTTGCGGTTGCTCGTCGGGTTGGGGGTTAGGTCCAACCACGTCAGCAGGTTTCTCAAGCGGTTGCAGACCTGCTTTCTCACGAAGTTCGTCTTGGGTCATAATCTGCAACAAGGCTTGTTCGCTTAGTCGCTCGGTGATGGGTTCAACCGGGATAAGTTCCATACCCTCAACGCCATTAAAGGATCCCAAATAATTAATCATCCGCTCCACTTTGCGCACCCGGTCGTTGACGTAGGTTGCCTTGAATAGTTCGTAAGCCTCGACCAATTCGTTGCGACCACCTAATTGGCCCTCGGTCTTGACTCCGAAAAGCATGGGGTTAGTTACACGATGGGCGATGAATATCTCTTGCTGAATGGCCTTGTTCAATATCTCGAACTGCTTATCCATGTCGGACGGAGTGAGCGGTTCCAAAGTCGGGGCCTTGGCTGCATCGTCGTTAAACGTAACCACAAAGCGACCAGCGTTATCCGTACCGCTGAACTTGCGTTTGATTTGCCTCTCGATGTCGCCCTGTTCTTCGGGGGTAGGAATCCCGTTGTTGAAGTTTATCAAGTACCCCCCCCAAAAGTTGTTGCGGAGGTTGTTGTTGTGGAAGTTAGCCACTTGCACGTCTGCCTCAATCCAAGCGTTCCCTCCGATGTATTCGGGGAGCGGGTAGTGTTTCACGCCTGCTGCATAGACCCTGTAATAAAACAACTGCTTTCCGAGGCGATTCTCCGGGTCGAATGCAGGGATTTTTTCGATGTCCCCGACCTTCGGGAAGAGTTGCATCATGTCGTCGTTGTACCAGTCAGCGACCTGAAACATCTTTTCTTCCTTGTCCACCCGAATCTTCTCGAACGGGACGTGTTCCATCTTGGCGATGGTCCCAAGTTTGGACCAAGTAACCGCAACTGCGAATCCGTTGAATAACTCCAAGTCAAGGACCAGTTTCTCGGTGATGTCGTTCAGATCCTCCGTGCTGGAAAGTCCGTCAAAAAACTTGATGAACCGGGCCTCTTGCTCTACGGTCAGGTTGTCGCCTGCCTGCCATCCACCGCCCATGATGTAGTTCACCTTGCCGTTGACAATAGCGTTGTGCTTGCTTGACCTGCGATAGTTGTCCAGCAGGTAGTAGGGGTATTCGTTCGCAAAGCCGTAGGTGATGTACTTGCCGGACCTGTTCTCCAGCATCACGGGAACCTTATGCTCTATCCCCAACCATTGGGTGAAGTGTTGAGTAGATTTATTACTCATAGCGTGTGAGCATTAAAACTGATGGATGTGATGGTAATCGTCCTAACACCATCAGATGAAGTTACATAGATTGAAAATTCATCATTGGTATTTGCTATCAAAAAGGTTTCCAAAACTACTTGATGGCCTTGGTTATGGCTCAAAGTAACATGTGCTTCAGATGAGCCGATTTGTACGTCATTTTTGTAAATAGACCAAAAGTAGTCATCGCCATTTGCCCCCGAAAAAGTTAGATTTGCACTCACCCTAATTGCAGCGGATAGCGTCCCCGTGTATGTGATTGATGGCCCCGCAGCTGTTGCAACTCTCGAAAAGTTGTTGGTTGATAGAATGTTGTTGCCTGTTACAATCAGTAATTTGGTAGCAGTATTATTGGTCGTTACAAATGACCTATCAGCAGCCGTAGCAACCGAAGCATAGCCACGCTCGATGTCAAGCGTTGCGGTGTCTGCAAGGTCGTCGAATAGACCGCCTACACGGGATGCGGTGTTCGCGCCGGCAGCGGTTTCGTTGGTGATGGTTAATGCACTCGCTTGGAGTTGGCTTCGTGTTTGTACGCTCATGCGAAGGATTGGTCAAAGGTTGAGTCGAATACCCTCACGCTGGATGCGAGGAAGGTGTTGTAAGTGATTGTGTTTGCGTAGGTGTTGAAGCCTATCGTTGCGGTTTGTACAAAAGCCAAGCCCGTTTCAACCACCGCAAGGGCTGCTGAAACCGTGCTATTGGTATCGTACACCTCATACTTATAGGAACCCGTTTCAAGCGACCCCACGGTAAGCGAAAATTGGTCATAGCGGTTGGTATAGTTGGAAAGGTTGGCAGATTTCAGCAGGGTGAAATCGGTCGTGGTGTTCTTGGCAATGCTCGTAAGTCGCAAGATGTAGCGGTCCCCGGTACTGGCTCGCTCGGTCCAAGTAACCGTCAGGGTGTTGGTCGTGTCAGGGTTCAGGTAAAGCATCTGCTTGTAAA